GTTCGATGCCGCTTATCATTCAGATACCACCACTGAGAACCATCATAGGTTATTGTTGGATTATCCATAGTATATTCCTTCGTTCACATATCATGCATAACATAATGATGCTGTGGCGTCAATAGATATTACCAGCATCACAATCTGTATAAATAAGTATAACGGAGAATCACATGAGCCAATCAGTAGATCATATCGCAAGCCAATTATTCAAGACTATCAAAGGTTTTGGACACAACATAGTTTTGTTTACAGACGATGGTAAAAAGACCACCGATCCTGAACAGACCCGCCGTTTTTATGCCAAAGATATCCAAATGATGGTAAACTTTGTGGTAGATGAAACCACAAATGAGATTGTGATCAACCTATCATCCGGTACTGACATTGCTGCAATCAAGCCCATGTTAGCTGCAATCCGCAATTTAGCAAACCAGTATATTATTGAGTACACTGTGAAAACATTCGGCAAATCAATCCGTCCCAGAGATTTCGCCTATCAAGCCAAAAATAAAGCAGACGCCAGTGTTACTGAAGGTTTCAGCGGTTGGCATGGTTCGGCTCGCAAGAGTATGAACGAATTGGATACAGCCCGTATTGTAGTTCGCCACCGTAAGAGTGTTGACGAACTAAAGCGTGGAGCGCGTACCAGACAGATCGAAAGTATTTTTATTGAGAATTCAGAGGGTGAGCGTTTCAAGTTCCCCAACAAGAATATCACCGCAGCCAAAGCAATGGCCCGCCACGTACAAGAAGGCGGCAACCCTCATGACAGCTTCGGCCAGCATATTTACAGCATCATGGAAGAATTATCCCAGCTTGGTAAATTTCAACGTAAGAACAAGCGTAATGACTTCTTTGAAGACGCCACAATTACCGAAGAAATTGGCACACACATCACTCGTCTTCGCCACAACTTAAAGTCTATCGCAGGGCCCAAAGGCTATGCCAAGCAGTTTGAGAGCTTTGCTACAGACAATCACGAAGTGCCTCAGGAGCGCTTAGACGAGCTCAAAGACAACGTCACAGTGTCATATTTTGATGAAGCCATTGCAGCCAGCCTGCCTTATGTGGCTAAAATTATCGAGACAATGAACAACCGTCACCACAAAGAGTCAGACATCGTGGAATTTGCCCGTGCATTGATGTCTGCGACTGACATTCCCCTAAGTGAGAGTTGCTGTGATGACGATGATCCTGACAGTCCAGCAGCCCAAGATTATGCAACCGCTGCCCAGTGTGTGATGGAGTGGGTCAACTACCTATCACCTAGAATGCAAAATGAAGAAATGGCGCAGCAACTCACAGCGATTGCAGAAAACATCAGCTTGGTTGGTGCAAGTCATGTTGTGATGGCACAATCAGCGATCAATGTTATCAGACAGAACGGCACAGTACAAGAAGCAATGTGTATTGCTGGCAAAAAAGATGACTACTCCACCCAAGAAATAGCAGAAATCACTGAATCTTTTGCTAAATACTCTGCACGCAATATTTTTGGTTAAACTTGATATTCAAGACGCATCGGTAGCGTCAAGAATATTGACAGACCCACTAAAATCGTGTATATTCAACATGTTACAAGAATAGATTTAGTAACATGGTTGATTTAAAAACAACTACTTAAACCGGACTATCCGGCATACATTATGGCTAATATAGGAAAATATAAAATGGCAACTCTAGCAGAAATCCGCGCAAAATTACAGGCGCAAGAATCACAAAAGAACAACAAAGGTGCAGGCAAGTTCGACAACGCCATGTACCCACATTGGAACACCCCCGAAAATGCAACAAGTGTAATTCGTTTATTGGCTGACGCTGATGAAACAAACGACTTCTTCTGGCGCGAGCGTCAGATGATTAACATTTCATTCTCTGGCATCAAGGGTGGTGATGAGAGTAAACCAGTAACCGTTAAGGTACCATGTATCGAAATGTGGGAAGGTCAGAAATGCCCAATCCATCAAGAAATCCGTCCTTGGTTCAAAGATCCAAGCATGGAAGATATGGCTCGTAAATACTGGAAGAAGAAGAGCTATTTGTATCAGGGCTTGGTCGTAGACTCAGCCTTCAAAGAAGAAGACGTACCGGCGAATCCTATCCGTCGTATGGTTATCAGCACACAAATTCATAACATTATCGTGGCAGCACTTATGGACCCTGAGTTCGGGGATCACCTGCCAACTGATTTTGATATGGGTGTAGATTTCCGTGTCTCCAAGACCAAGAAAGGTCAGTACGCTGACTATACTACATCTAATTGGGCTCGTAAAGAGCGTAGTTTGGATCAAGCAGAACGTGACGGCATTGCCGAGCATGGTTTGTACACCCTAAACGAGTTTATGCCCAGGAAGCCTACGCCAGAAGATTTGGACATTATGTTCCAGATGTTTGAAGCTAGCGTTGATGGTGAGCTTTATGACCCAGAACGGTTTGCAGATCACTATCGTCCATGGGGTGTGGAAGCACCTACAAGTGGATCGTCAACTCGCACGGCACACACCACGCCGACAACACCGGTTGCAGAAACACCTGCACCCAAGGTAGACGCAGTTGTGTCTACCCCAGCAGCAGAACCTGAGGCACCTGCATCCACCGGTGGTGGTAAAGATGCCAAAGATATCTTAGCTGCAATCCGTTCGCGCAAGGACGCATAAGTTCACACTCAACTCAGGGTAGGCCAATAGGTCTACCCTTTTTTACCCCCAACATGGAGCATAACTATGGCAACATACAAGCCATGATGTGGCAATCAGAGACTAATGATCAATGGCTGACAAGATGTCAATCAGGCATTCGTTGTTTTGCACTATTTCCAACTAAAATGGAAGATGGCAAGGTGGTATGGCTTGAACACTATTGGTCAGTAATGCATCGTATTGAATCAGGTAGCATACATTGTGAAATATGGAAGAGTTCATATAGACAAGAAGATATGATATTCCCTACATCCATGGGCCGACCTCCGTCTACAGGATCAGTCGTTAATACCGACTGAAGATATTGATAACAACAGAAAAGAGAAATGAATGGCAAAAGCGTTCGACGTATCAAAATTTAGAAAAGGCATCACCAAGAGTGTTAAAGGCCTATCAGTGGGATTTAGGGATCCAAAGACATGGATCTCCACTGGAAACTACACACTCAACAGACTAATATCCAGTGACTTTCACAAAGGCGTTCCTTTGGGTAAGGTCACAATGTTTGCAGGTGAATCAGGCTGTTTGCCAGACACTGCAATGGTGAGAGTCAGACTTAAACCCAAACCGCAGACCCTATAACTGTATTATCCCTGTTTCAACTGCATTTATATAAATAGTCTGAAACAGGGATAACAATATGGAAAAACAGATACACCGATTTTTAAAACGATCATGTACGAAAAAGATATTAGGGAACGCTTTTATATTGAGTGATGCGCAATATAAAAGGTTACACTGTCTATTTGACTATTATGGTAGTCCTAAGGCAATAGAAGGCATGCTCACATCCGTTGCACACATGATTAAATATGATTTAACCAACTACCTTGGTAGGGTTAAACGATTAAAAGGAATTCCGGGGACCTCTAAATATACACAGATATTGCGGTATGGTAGATATTATGCAGATATAATGAATAACCAATCAAAATCCAAGACATCACATTTCAAAAATAAAATTGATTATTGGCTTGATGTAGGATATAATCAAGAGCAAGCACACATACAAGTGAAACGTGTTCAAACTGATCGCGCAATTTTAGCAGGCAACAAACTCAGAGGGACATCAATTTATTCAGTACGGTCAACACAATATTGGATAAACAATGGATATACTCAAAAAGAAGCACAAGAGCAAGTGACCAGAATACAAACTACTAATGGTATTGCGTTCTATAAAAAGAAATATCCAGATAATTACAAAGAAGAATTTGCAAACAGAATTGACAAATGGCAATATTCACTTAGTAAATTAGACCAACAAGAATTAAATTTCAAAAAAGGCCATTCAATCGAAGCCAATATATATAGGGGGTTATCATATTCTGCCGCAGTAGAAAAATACGATAAAATGTGCAATCATATGGCATTAATACGACGACTGCCATCAAAAATCTCACAAAAAATGGCGGCAATGCTAGAGACTAATATAGGTGGTACGTGTTTTTATGATACGAAGCAATATGAATATTTGATTAATAAATACCGAGTTGACTTTTATCATATGCAATCAAAAACAGTTGTTGAATTTTATGGTGACTATTACCATCAAAACCCAATGAAATTTAATAATGATAGCATAGTTCATGGTGTAACAGCACAAGATAGATGGGACTATGATGCACAACGACAATCTATTATTGAAGCATCAAGCAAGGTCAATAAATTTTTAATAGTATGGGAATCAGAATTCAGATCAGACCCAGATAAAACAATACAATATATAAGGAACGAAATAAATGACATATCAAGAAAAGACAATTTCAGTTAAAGAACTGAAAGAGTTGTACCACAGTAATGAATACGACATTGAACTAGATACCCCTGATGGTTACCAAGCAATTGGTGAATGGTTCAACAAAGGTGTCTTGGACATGGTTATGATAACTACACCAACATATGAAACGACCTGTGCAGTGAACCATATGGTTCAATTGAAATCAGGAGAATGGATTCTAGCATCAGAAATTGAACCAGGAGTTGAAATCCTAACACTTACTGGGCCTGAACCAGTGATCGGGATTGTTCCAACTGATTCTGCTGAATGTTATGATTTTGAAATTATGCATGAAAATCATAGATACTATGGTGATGGGATTGTAAGCCACAACTCAGGTAAAAGTTTTATCTGTGCTGGTAACTTGGTCAAGTCTGCACAAGACATGGGAGTTTTTGTCGTATTGATCGACAGTGAAAACGCCCTAGACGAATCCTGGTTGAAGGCATTGAATGTTGACACTAGTGAAGACAAATTGCTGAAGTTAAACATGGCAATGATTGACGATGTAGCCAAGGTAATCAGTGATTTCGTCACAGAATACCGTGCTGGTTATGGTGACGTGCCTGTTGATGAACGACCAGAAGTTCTGTTTGTAATTGATTCATTAGGCATGTTGATGTCACCCACAGACTTGAAGCAGTTTGAAGCTGGTGAGATGAAGGGTGACATGGGACGTAAACCACGTCAGCTCAAAGCATTAGTAACCAACTGTGTGAATATGTTTGGCGATTTGAACATTGGGTTGGTAGCTACAAACCACACCTATGCTTCACAGGATATGTTTGACCCTGATCCCAAGATCTCTGGTGGTGCTGGTATGGTTTTTGCGAGTTCGATTGTGGTTGCCTTGCGCAAGCTCAAGCTCAAAGAAGATGATGCAGGCAACAAAACATCTGAAGTATTTGGTATCCGGGCAGCCTGTAAGGTGGTTAAGTCACGGTATGCCAAACCATTCGAGTCGGTACAGATTAAAATTCCATATGAATCAGGGATGAATCCATATTCTGGTTTAGTGGACTTTTTTGAAGGTCACAGTGTGCTTACCAAGTCTGGTAACAGCTTGGAGTACATCGACAAGGAATCGGGTGAAGTGTACAAGATGTTCCGTAAGG